AACCTTGACGGAATCCATCTCAGCGCCAGCGTGCCAAGCTTTTATGATTTGCTCTGAATCCTGGCAGTTGCGTTCCCACTTGTTATTGGGGCTGAGCGCTGCAATAACGCCGATGGCCTGGCCCAGATTCAGTGGCTCGTAAGCATGGATCAGCTTGACGGCCAGCTCATGAGCTCGTTTGTACCAGCGCGTACCCTCGAACAGGTCGGATACGCTGGCGAGCTGTAGCATCCCTTTGATGTGGCGGGCATTTGCCCGAGGTTTGGTGCGGGGCATTGTCCTTTAGTTTGGTTTTGGTTGGTGGAATTAGTAGCGGTAGGCACGGGTAACCGGGCTTGACCAAGTATCGCGCTGGTGTTGCGTGATCAGGCCATCCTCGTTGAGAGTGTCACAAAAGTTGAGCCAACTCTCGTGCTGAGCTATGTAGTCACCCCTATACATCTGGCCGATGCACTCGCGCCATTCGGCTATGGCTTGTGAACGTGTCACGCAAAGACCTCCATATGTGGGTAGAGTTTGCCATCCTCAATGAATGAGATGGTGATAATGTCACCGCCGACCATTGCTGACCAATCGGTGGCAGCTTCGACGGCTTCATCAAGAGTCTCAAACCTCTCATCGTCTTGGTAATCGTCATAGGACATTACCCAGAGGCGACGGAATCGAATGTAGGTCATGGTCAATACCCCAAGAGATAGGCGAGGATGATGGCTGCGCTGCCCATGCAAACTAACAGCAGGCTGAGCGGCAAGTGTGTTGTGCTTGCAGCGGCCACGAGTGCGGCGACTGCGATGATGGTGAACAGCATCAGCCGATCCTCCGCTTTGGCACAGCATCGACGATGGTGGCTTGGATAGTGTCGAAGTCACAGTGCCAGTCGTAATAGATAGGCTTGACAGCCTGCCCATCGACCTTGCGGACCACATAGATAGCCTGCCTGCGCTCCAGTCTTGACACAACGGACTTGGTGGCCCAGCTGTTGTGACTCTTAAGCGTGGCGTTGTTGATCTCGAACAGGCGAGAGCCTGGATTGTTTTTGATGTAAGAGAGAACAGCGCGGTCCTCAAGTTTGGCAGCCAGTCGGCAAGCCATAGAGATGATGGGGTAGCGGAGACCCCGTAACCTTGCGACCATGAGATGAAAGCGGTGGTGCGGTTGTTGCCAGGGGTTGCTGGCTTGACCCTATCTTACCAGATCTGGGTCAGGTGTCAAGCGATTGGTCTGAGGCCGTTCGCTCTAGCGATGAGTGGGTTGCCTGCCTTCGCGGCGGCTCCTCTCGATCGGTGACCCTATTGTTGCCGATGATCGGCCGATTTGGGTGCTGCCTTGTGCCACCTGTTCGAGTGGCCACAGATGCAGAGCATATATATAAGAGAGGGGCCAAGCTGGTGGGGCCGGCCGGATCGCGCCATGGCTGGCATAGGGGGGGGGGCCTCGCGATTTGAACCGAGGGGGGCCATGGGGGTGCTGTCGCCCGCTGCTGTCAGCGTATGGACTTTATAAATTTGTGCCAAAATTTACGCCCTTTGAGAGGCCCTCTAGGGAATCGTAGGTGTCTATGCACCTGCGAGGAGCTAGAGGGGTCTTGTAGGGGCTGCTAGGGGCCTTAGAGATCGAATTGATCTTCTAGAACGATGCGCTGTAGGTAGTCAATCAAATCCATAAGCATCATTTGCTCATCTGGATCACCTCCAGCCCAATGCTCTTTGTGGGTTTTGACAGAGATCAACAGCTGACGAACAGCAGTAATGGGCAAGTTAAGCTGGTATAAGTAGTTTTTCTCACTCATTTTGCTGTCAACTCTCATAGAAGAACTCAGAAGATGTCAGATTCAGTGATCTTTGCGTCACTGTTAGGGAAAGGAGGCATGATGGGACGTTGATTAATGTGGGCACATGCCAGTTCATAGAAGGGTGAGTCAGTCTTTCCTGCCTCTAGGAGGACTTGCTTAAGCCTGACCCAACGTTGGTAAGTGGAGTTGTCCATTCCAAAGCACGCGAAATGATAGGAAATTGGTCAATAAATATAGCCCTAGCCTCTTCTGCAATGGTTTTATGCTCTATCTGTGTGCCATTATCGGTACGCAGATTGATATAATGAATCCAAGAACGAACAGTGCCGTTCATATACAGGCGTGTTGGGCAACTAAGTGGTAATACGTTACGGGCACACTCTTTGGCTACACCTTGAGAAAGTAACTCATGATAAAGATCCTCAGACTCAGCATAGAGATGCGCTATACGGCGATAGAACATCTGTGTATGGTCTTTGTCTAGGTCATTATGACTAGCCTGACGGTTCTTGTCGTCTTGTCTACGCAGTTGAGGCAGTCTAAGGTTGCCTAGTTCTAGTGTAGAAGCGTAGCGTTGGCTAAACTCTTGAAAGGTAAAGCTACGGTGTCGTAGGATTTGAGGAGATATTGCCCTAGTTGTATTAACCTCTAACACCATATTAGCCATCTCGAAGATAGACCAGTGTTGATTTCTAATACAATAAGACAACAGCCGATCCACGGTCTCGTGGTTCTGTTGATTAGCAGGATTACTTACTCTTGCACAATAAGCAATAGTCTCTTCTGCCTTTGGTGTAACGGAGATGAGTGAAACAGACATAAAAGAAGAAATAGACAATACTATATATACTAGTATATACTAGCTCCGCATCAACCCCCCTTCGGTGGGTTTCTTTGGTCTTCACTTTCAGTCGCTGTCGCTCCTTCAAGTTCAGAACCCTACCCCCTATAGTCCCCCTTCCCTTGTGTCAGACCCCCCAAACCATACCGCCAAGGGGCGTATCTGTGGTGCGTCAGGGGTCCAATGTGAAACATTAGGGGACGGGAGGACGGAGTATCTATCCTCCCGCTTGTCGTGACGTGGGAGTCACCTACCGCTGTTCCACACCAGAAGGCACCACACTTCTGGTATTAGGTGGCACCTTTTTTCTTAACGATCAGAAACCCAGTTGTAGACACCAGTTTCAGACACATCTGTGTCTTCAAAGGTTTTGCCTGCTACAAGCATGTCAGTAGCCATCTGTGGGTCGTTCATGAAGGCGGTCAGCATTTTGTTCCAGGTCTGACGCTTTTGCTCAATCTGAGCCTGTTTAGCGGAGACAGCAAGGACATCCTGGAAGTATTTAACACCAAGACAAAGGCAGTCAGCACGGTCATCGTGACGGACAGCACCACGTTCACGGCACATCCTAGTGAGCTGGTACATCAGCATTCTAGGCAGTCGTTCCTCTGGTGCATCATCAGGATTAGATTTATAATCCCAGGTAACCAAACGCTGGTCAATGACAATACGGTGCTGGTTAAGCACGGGTTCTAGTGTGTCAATAATCCTGTCTTCCTTACGGGTAGTAGCACGCATTTCTTCAAATGACATGCCCACCTTCATTTCTTGCGCGTGTTTCTTCATCAGTTCCATGATGGCGCCGTCACCAAAGTTGCTTTCTATGAGGCACATTTTGGCGTTAAAGCGCTTGCCACGCCGCAGTATTTCTCTTAGCGTAACATCCGAGTAACCATCTTGCGTAGCAAAGATGTCACGAACAAAAATATAACCATTTAGTTGACTAAGGATAATGGCGACTGTCTCGTCTTTACCTCGACCCGACGGGTCAACAGCGATAATCGTCTCGCCGTACGGTACATACTCGCCCGTCGATTTTGGTCTATGCCATCTGTCACCAGGCAAAGCAACAGCAGGAAGATCAAGAACAGTCTCCTTGTCGGCACCCCATACAATGTCACTGGGGCCTTTTTCCAAATCAAGGGGAAGCACCGAGAAGTCACTGAGCTTAAGAGGGAACTTAAGGGCATCACTCAAGCTGGTGTCCAGCATGAATTGTAATTGAAAATTTGAACGCGACATACTCTGTTCGCGTTCCATCAAATTTATTTCTGAGAAGCGTGTGTCGGTGGGTAACCACTTAACAGCCTCTAACCCTTTTGTTTCTATGTCATGATCTAGCTGTGGAGCAAGAACACCCTCGTAACCGACCATATCTTTGGGGTAACGAGCAGGCCACACAAAGGGTTTGTAATTACGTTCTCGTAAGGTACGATAGATCGTAAACGTAGTTTGAGGGGTTCCTAGGAAAATAATTCGACTGCTATCCTTTGGTGTCAGAACCGATTCACCTTCGGTAACTAACTGTAAAAGCTTTTCTCTTTGGAAGTCAGAGCTAGAGTTAGCAGGAACTTCCACGTCATCAAATACTAGAACGTCAGCCCTAGAACCAGTCAGCTGACCCGTAATGCCGACTGACTTTACGGAAGGAGCCTGAGCCGGTCTACAACCTGCAACATCGAACGATATACGAGACCAACGCTGGTCATCATCCACAGGACGGAGATGAGCAAGCCAATCAAACTCCAGGATACATTTTTGGCAGAAGATAGTGAAGTCGTCAGCTCTCTGCTTAGACGCAGATACAACAAGGATTTTTTTATCACGGTCATTCCATAGCGTCCATAGAACGAACGCTGCGGAGATCCAGCTTTTACCAAGTCCACGGAAGGCTTGGATTTGCAAACGCTTTGGTCCATTTTGTAAGTGATCAGCAATGGCAAGCTGTGCGCGGGTAGGACAAGGCAGGTCGAGCGATTTCCATACCGCAGTTAGGAACAAAGGAAAACTAGCCCCTAAACGGGCCTCTGGGGTCTGATTGTTAGGCATTGGATACAGAGTACCTATTAAATAAAAAGGGGGCCTTGTAGGACCCCCTAGACGCCTCTAAGAGCATTTCCAACGACGCAGAGCCAGTGCTTTGCGTGTTGGCTTACCGCTTGGTTTTTTCATTGGTCCCTTGACGCCCTTCATGCGAGCGCAGAATGAGTTCTTACGGGAACCACCACCAGGCTGTGGCGCTTTAAGATTAGAGCCAGTTGCTCGGTTGTAACGAGCACGCCCTTTTGCGGTAAGGCCACCCTTACGGCTTTTTTCTCCACGTTTTAGAGAAAGGCTGGGTGTCTTACGGCGTTTTTTCATTTCTTGTAGCCCTTACCTTTTTTCTTGCACCGACCGGCTTTTTTGCAAGACATAGGGGAAGTGCAAGACTTACAAAGTTTCATAATTACTTAGTGGTGTATTTTTTACCTTTGAACATAAAGGTTTTTTTGCCGGATTTTTTAGCAGCGGCATATGCTTTATCGAAGGCTTGAGCAACGGTGCCCACCTTTTTAGGTCCAACTTTCTTGGGTCCAACTTTTAGGCGACTACGAACAGTACCGTCTTTGTCACGGGTATTGTACTTGTTGACAGAAGACTCAAGCTTGGCCTGGCGAGCAGCAGCTGCACGAGCACCAGGGCCACTCATAGTGGCGTCAGCAGCAGGACGAGCCCGCAGGGTTTCGTATGCTACACCAGCAGGAGTAATAGCACGACCACCGCGAGCAAGACGAGCAGCCACACCAGCAGCTCGGGTTCCTCCACGAATAGCCCTAGAGGGCGCCTCGCGTCCAGCAGCAGGGCGAGACCCACGATAGCTACCAGTACCACGACGGACGGTGCGACGACGACCGAAGGCGCTAGGAGTACCGCCAGGAGGACGATTAGAGCTTGTAGCTTGACGGCTGCCAATAACTCCGCTAACACGGCGATTCGGCCCTTGGACAGGAGCCTGCCGAGGACCTTGTGCGCCACGAGGAGGACCTGATACGGAGCGAGTTTTTACACCGGTACCCCTCTTTGCATTACGAGTTTTAGACACGGTGTTTGCCACACGCTTGCTTTTGGTAGTGGCAGTTTTGGTACCGGACTTAGTACCACGTTGAAGACGGGCCTTGGTGCCAGTCTTTTGAGTGCGTTCACGCATTGCTTTTGCTGCACGAGCCCGTTGTTGAGCGCGTTGTTTGCGCTGTGCAGCAGTGGATTTATAGCGAGCCATCAGCGAGAAGCCAGACCCATGGAGGTGCTGGTGGTAGCGCTAGAAGTAGCGATGGCAGTGTTGATCAGATCAATCAGATCAGCCACGGTGTAGTCGCCAGTAGCAGCGTTAGCAGCAGCCTGGGTCAGACCAGTCAGGGTAGCAGCAGTTACCTTGTTAGGACCAGCCAGGTGAACGCCTTTGATTGCTTTTTTGTTGATAAATTGACGGGCTCCGGTCAGATCACCGTAAGCAGAACCGCCTGCAGGGTTAGTAGCCATGATTAAACAGTTGTCCAGGAAAGAACTTTGAAGAAATTTTCAGTCGAAAAAGATTCTTGACCGACCCACCAGCTAAGCCAGTGGGACGATCCTTTGCTTTGATTGCATTTCATACAAGCGCACACTACATTGTTTGTAATGTCGTGACCTCCTTTTGCTTTAGGACGAACGTGATCCAGGGTTAGACAGTCTGTGGAGCCACAATAGACACACCGGTTACCCCAGTGGTCTTTGATTGCAGCACGCCACATACGTTTCGCTTCAGCAGAAGTCATAGCTTGAAGGAAGTAAAGGTATTCGGAAGGGGCTTTGAGAGGCATAATGCTCTACGGTGGTTTACTTCTTAGCTTTTTTTCCTCGCTTTTTGGGGAATCCAGCTTTCATGTTGGCATAAGCCTTAGCCGTAATAGTAGACTTAGACTTAGGCCGCGATTTGCCGGCTTTTTTTCGCTTGTTGATGTTGCAATACAGGCCGCATTTTGCCATGGTATTACCTTTTGGTACTTTTGCCATTGTGGCCGTTGCGGGCACGGTTCTTACGAGGTGATTCGAGAACCATACGGCCAGATTTAGTATGAGAAAGGTCTTTGCCTCCCTTACCCGCGATGCCTAGCTGTCTACGTTTTGTCCAACGAGCTTCGGAAGCTTTTTTGACAGCTGGCTTTTTGTTGTACTTACGCTGGTAGGCACGTCGTTTGGCCGCGCTGGCCGGCTTACGAGCGTAAAACTTTGATGTTCTGCTTTGTGCCATCTACTTATCAGTGAAGAATACTTTGTTTTCAAGCCGCTCAATTCGAGCTGTGCTAGTTCCCACTTTTTCAATGAGCACCTCTACGGATTTAGCAATGTTATGAAGAGTGACCATGTGCCAACCAAATAACCCTAGGGCTGCGCTAGCAAGAACATTGCGAATAATTTCTGTATTACCGGATCGTTCGTTGGACATCCTCTAGCTCCACTTCAGGTAAAGTAGCAAACAGTTCGGCCAGAGGAGATCCTGTCACAGGCAAGCCAGTAATGTTGTTCTTAGCTAACCAGTCGGCAGCAGCCTTCAGGTCTTGGGTCGTTGCGACACCAGATTTAATTCGATCGATGAGTTCAAGAGTGATAAGCCCGTGAAGCTCATTAAATTGATCTTCCGTGGCTCTATTCATTATGGCACCCACACAGGATGGTTACCAGAGCGCAGAATCTCTGCACGAACCCAGTAACCAGTTGTATCTGCCGTGTCAGGGCCATAGAATGCTGGATCGCCGCCAGCAGCTGCATAGAGCTTTGGTTTAGCACACCATTCAAATTGGGTTTCTGAGGACGCATGACGCCACAGAAGCCGACGATGCTCTACGTTCTGAGCATCCGTAAAACCAGTAGCAAAATCATCATAGGCGTAACCAGTAATGGTAGGCCACTGGTTTTGTTGTGGAAATGGATTGTTAGACATTAATCGTTACTATTCATCAAGTTGATCAGTTTTTGTGCATAGACCGGATCAGTGGCATAACCTTCAGACTTCAACAGAAGCGCACACTCTTCTCGCGTTGAAGCACGGTTGACACCTTGATAACCACGATAGTCTTTATACCACTGTGTCACCAGATGATTAACACAGTCGTAAGGCGTGGCAAAGTCTTGGAACTCGTCAACAATAGTCACAGGACCATTGCCGTAGTCTTCCCAAGTTGTTTTTTTAGTGCCAGGACCTTTGATACCAAAGTAATTATTTTTGCCACTCAGAGCGGAACCCCACGCGGATTCGAGCGCCCATTGAGCAGCAACGCATTCAGGGAACTTAGCGCCTGCAGCTGTTGCGGCTGCTTTGATTCCGTCCCAAGTGTTTTCAATTACGTCGGGGCTTGAGACGGACTCTGAGGCGGTGCTACGCCAGAGTTGGATCCACTCGGCGTCATCAGATAAAAGAGCAGGCTCCAGAGCGGACTCCAGAGCCTGGATGGCTTTCTTCTGATGATCTAGTCCTTTGTAGTGCTTGACTACATCCAGAAGAGAAATGGTCATGATTCAGAAGGAGGTAATTGCTTTTGAGCTTCTTCGGGGAACAGGCCGTTTTTGATAAATTCTACAGCCTTGTCATCCAAGGTATTGTCCGTGGCTTGGGCAATCTTGGACAGCACCTTAACAATCAGGCGCTTAACGTGAACAGAACCAAGAAAAGTGAACAGGATTGGACGAATGATTTCAATCATAATTCAGGCCAAGGTGTAAGGTTATTTTTGATAATGTATTCAAGTTCTTCAGTAGAAGCTGCAACAGTAATTTCTGCCTCACGGGTATCACATACCGTCCGTACCGCAGCACGGTAGGTAGTAACACTTTCAGGAATAGCAGTGCCTACTTCAGACTTGCGAACAACGTACCAGTCAGTGTTAGCCAACATGTTGCCAGCATTTGTTTTTTGTTGTTCAATAAAGCTAGTTTTAAGGTCATCAACATCCCGTGGGTTGCTGTGACTAAAATAAAAACGTGAATCAAAAGGTGGCGGGTCAGGTACCCACATGACACCCATTGCAGTTAACTCTTCAGGGGTAGCAGCCTGCAACCAGTTTCCAGGGTATTGAGCGCCATCGGCAGTGGTAAATGGTCTGCCTTGCCGCAGTTTGCGGCTACCAAGCATATAAGGCATAGTTAATTATCGTGCGGTAGCGGGTGGAGCGTTTTCGCCCCCGAATGGATTTTCAGCCCAAGCCATATATATTACCGTTTTGTTTACATTTGGCGCATTTTGTGAGTTTGAAGTGCCTCTAATTTTGAAGCCATTGGAAAGAAAATCTACTGCTTCGTTTGAATGAGTAGATTCTGCGGCATCGCTTGCAGCATATAATCTTATACCGGTAGAGAGATTTGCTGGTGCCCGAGTGCTATCTGCAAGCTTCCAACTAACAGAAGTGGTCTCGTCTATATTCTTCAAAATTATTAGAGCCGGCTTAAACCCTAAGTACACAAATGGGCCGTTGCTATTTACGTTAGTTTCATAACTGCCAAATTTTGAAAACCCTTCCACAGAGTGCCAGCAGTAGGCAATATATTTCTTAGTGTTGCCATTGGATTGCGTTGAATTTCCAAGTGTGAACACGCTTGACCCTGGTGCCACGTCGTTGAAAACATCGCCAAGATCTTGTCTTGCAACATCGCTGTTTAGATGCAGAAAGAATTGTTCTGGATTAGTTGAGTCAACTCCTTTGTTGTAAACAATCCAATTAACCGCAGTGTCTCGGTCTTTGAGGATTATAAATTCAGGCGTTACACCCAACCCATGGCCAACAGTTGCGCCATTTGTAGCGTTGCCTGTATAGCTGACAATGCTAAAACCAGCATCAGTGTTGACGCTTACGCTGCTTGTAATCGTGCCATCAGTGTTTGAAACAGCAGTGCCACCTGCTTTCCAGCACCAGGCAACGTAGGTTTGACCAGACGCATTAACTTGTGCTCCAGTTCCTAATCTAAAACCATCAGAATTAAATTGTTTTATATTAACGCTGCTAGTATCTTCACCAATTGTAAGGTTTGAATAGAGAATTTTGCTTCCACCTCTAACGCTATCAAACAAGCCATGATCTAAAGTGGAGCTACGGCGTTTAATCCAGACAAAATCAGGTTGGAAACTTTCAGTTGTTGTTATATCTCTATCATCATTACCATCGCCATCCCAGATAATAGCTTCAAAATGATCCTTGCCATTCTTAATCGTTGGCTCAGGCAGGTTGTTGCTGTCTAACGCATTATATCCATTTGGTTTAGTATAAATAAACGGGCGCTGACCAAAATTATAGTTTTGGGCGGGTGTATTTATATTTGAAAAGAATGGGACATAAAGCGCATCAGGCATCCCAGTGTTAGCAGAGTTAGTGGTTGTTCCTGCTTCAATTTCAGATTGCGTAGCACTGTTTGCCCAAGTGCCATTTATACTATACCAAAGGGTACCGCTATCAGCATCAAAAGCTACGCCAATAATGTCGCCTGACGATGCAGCGGAAGAATAACCACTACTAGAGCTGCCATTGTTGTACAGAGAGCCATTGACACGGAACGCATATTCGCCAGTCTGGCTTGAATAAGTAGGAGTTGCTCGGTGGTTTGAACTTACGCCAATCATTCCGTCAGCTGCACCAACTTCCATTTCCCAGTACCACTTGCCAGATTGAATTGGGAAAGTTCCGTAAGCACCCTGCCAAGTTCCGCTGCTAGTAGTCCCGACTTCTAGGTTGGCCTTTGTAAATGCACTGACTGTAGTTCCTACAGGGTTAGCAGTGCCGTAATTACTCGTTGGCGTATCTTCGTAGTCAATATCATTATCAAAGTTGCTGCTGCTGATTGCAGTAGTTTCAAAACCACTTGCGGTGAAGTCGTTACCGTTGCCGCTTGAGTCATGACCAATGCCATTGGTTTGACTAGAATCAAAAGTTAATTTGAAGCCATTCGTGCCATAAGAACCTGAGTAATCTTGTGGCACCCATACACCGTCTTCGTTGTATTTGCCAAAGTCATCAGCGTCAAGCTCTTGACCATCAACAAGATAAACTTGTGCTATTTGACCAACCCATCCATAAGATGAAGCTTGCGCGGGATATAATGTACCAATTACAAATGCATCATTAGATGGATTTATTAAACTTGATGGTGAGTCTGATACAGCTTCACCATTAATCCAATATTGGCCTGTTGTATTAGCGACAACGTGATACCAAGAAGAAGGGTCTCTAAATCTGGCAGCAGAGTAATAAGAGGGCAAGGATGAGCTGAGTTGGTCTGTATAAAAACCAAATCCATTGCCGTTAGTATTTAAACCTAATATGTATCCAGACGTTCTGTTAGTTTGAAGAAAAGCCTTTTTCACCCAAGCCGAAAATGTGTAGGTGCTTGTTGATGTGCCTGTAGGACCAGTTAAATACTGCGAACCACTAAACCGCAAACTCTGATCAATAGTGTCGCCAAGGTCTGCAGACGGCCCTTGACCGGCAGACCCCGCGAGCATTGGATTACCAAATAAACTCATGATGCATAGCTCAGGGTAGTGACGACATGAATCTCTGTTGCGGACCTAACCACATAATCCAGACGATCCACCGCACCCCCGGCTGTGCTTAGCACCGGTGCACCAGCTGCACCACCAATAAATTTCCAAGCAGAGTTCCAACCACCGATGGTGCGACCACCAGTGGTGTCTTGTTCAATAAAGATAGAACCAGTTTGACCAGCAACAACATTGCTAGGAGCTGCAACAGCAGTCACATTTCCAGTAAGACGGAAGTTCTGATTGTTGTTAGCTAAGTCCCAAGTAACGCTGCCGCTAATGTCTGAGCGGGTAGGTACGGTAAGGTTTGCTTTGGTAGCTGTTACTAGACCACTTGTGTTAAATGTAGTGTTGCCGTTGAGGTCTAGGTCAAAGGCATTAGAGCTAGCGTCAAGGTGACGCATAGCATTTGTTTTAATACTGCTCATGTTATGCCTCCTTATGTACTAAACGTAACGGTTTCAGATGTTGAAGTTGTAACAGTAATGACTGACACTTTATCGTCGCCATCAGTGCTAGTGGTTTGAGTTACACCACTACTAAATGTAGCCGTATAAGTATTTGGATACCTGAGGATAACAACACCAGATCCACCAGCTCCACTTGGCTGGCTTTGAGCAGTACCGTTAAGCCAGCTCAGACCACCGCCACCGCTACCAGTATTTGCTGTTCCGTCTTGCACGTTGCCAGGAGAACCAGCGTCACCGCCACCGCCTGAGCCACCCGTACCAGATGTGCCGCTGTAGTAAACACCGCCACCACCGCCACCAGCTCGGGTTACTGCAGTGCCTGTAATTGAAGAAGAAATGCCGTTGCCACCGTTACCACCAACATTGGCTGCAGTAGCGTCAGTGCCTACAGAACCAGCACCGCCACCGCCGCCACAAGCGTAGTTACCTGCTGCTGAACCTTGGCCACCGTCAAAGCCTTGCCCTGAAGTTCCAGCGCCAGGAGTTCCAGTGCCGCCAGAGCCACCACCAGAACCACCTGCTAAACCTGCGGTGTTGCTACCACCACCACGGGCGCCACCACCGCCGCCAGTAGATGTAATTGTGTGAAATACAGAATTAGACCCTGAATTTCCTGAAGAAGTACCATTGTCACTTTTACTTGCGCCACCAGCACCAACGGTAACTGTGTACTGAGTGCCAGTGGTCAACACAATGCCGGTTTCTACGGCTGAAAGTCCGCCAGAAATATTGCCTGAGCCATAGCTAGTTCTATAACCACCTGCACCACCACCAGAGCCACTACCGCCACCGCCGCCTGCAGAAGCGCCACCGCCTCCTCCGCCAATAACTAAGAAATCAATAAGAGGATTAGGTTGAGGTGTATCTCCAACATTTCGCCATTGAGGAACGAAATCAGTTGAAGACCAAAACTCCAATTGGCCAGTCGTAGTGTTAAACCGAACCTGACCAGCTGAACCACTAGCAGGACGGTCAGCAGTTGAACCCGAAGGCAGAATAATTCCAGCAGTACCGTTACCGCCTTCAGCGGGTGCATCTATTTCTGTATAACCGGATGTTGATCCGTTAATTCTAATTCCCATTATTCAACCTCCTCTGGCCAAGCAGGCCAACTATTTTTAGTGCTGAGAACTGCAAAGTAGGCGTCTTCAGTAGTGACACCGTTAAATAATGCACACCTTTGATCAGATACACTGCGAACGGCATCTCGGTATGTAGAAACATTTGCTGGAATGTCAACGTTTTTTTCAGCTTGACGAGTCACATACCAATCTGTTGATGACAACAATGAATGTGCCTCTTGTTTAATTGTTTTTACTTGATCAGCAACGAATTCAATAATGTTCATAATTATGCGAGTGCAAAGGTTACAGTTCCAGTTCCCGCAGTACACTCATAAATAGTAGTATTGTCAGCAGGGACAGCGGTAGATGTAAAAGTCACACCAGCTGAGAATGTTGCGGTGTAAGAATCTGGAATGCGAATAATTACTACTCCGTCTGCACCAGCACCACCATCGAGTTCATCGGCTACTGAGTCATAGCCGCCTCCACCACCACCACCTGAGCCTGGGGTTGAACCAATACGTTCTGCGTATTGTCCAGCAGCTTGCCTAAAACCACCACGACCACCAGTTCCGTTAGAGCCACCTTTACCTTGGGCTGCAACAGTAGTATTGGTGTAAGTACCGCCACCACCACCAGCGGCATAAATAACAGCAGTACCATTAATGTCATTTGACACACCAGGACCACCATCACCACCGGTGTCGTAAGAGACAAGGGCACCACTGGCATCAACACCAACACCACCGGCACCACCACCGCCAGCGCCAGCGTAGTTGGGGTTACTTGCAGGACCGCCACCATTATTACCTTGTCCAGTAGTACCAGATCCAACTAGGCCGCCTGTTCCATAATTACCGTATCCACTAGCACCACCACCGGATCCACCGTCTTTACCGTGGGCTTCAGCAATAGTGTAGTTAGCCATCTGGCCACCGCCGCCTCCACCACCGCCAATAGCGGTCAGGGTACCGAGAACACTATTCGCGCCATTATTACCCGCATATCGGGTGGTGCTATTTCCAACTGTCCGTGCTCCACCAGCACCAATAGTAACTGTATAAGCAGTATTCAAGCTAAAAGTTGAAGTATCGTTAGATGCCGCTAGATAACCACCGGCACCACCGCCACCGCCGCATACCCAAGAATAAGCAGTAGAACCACCAGCTCCACCTCCTCCAACAACCAAATAGCGTACAGAGAAAGCAGGCAATTCTCCTTCCTTAACTTTTCTCCATTGAGCTGGACTGCTAGTAGTTGACCAAAATTCCATTTCACCGTTGTCCGTGTTAAACCGGATTTCACCAGCATCAGCACTAGCTGGCCTGTTTGCTGTATTTCCTGAAGGAATTTGGACGGATTGAGTGCCGCCAAATTCACCTTGACCATTAATAGTAAAAGCCATAATTAAACAATCACCCAAGTTGAACCAGAAGGAACGGTGACAGTTGCACCGCTATTGATAGTCAGAGGACCAGCACTAACAACGTTCTTACCAGTGCTAATCGTGTAGCTAGTGGTAACAGTGTTGTCATGTTCTAGAGCCCAACCATCTGTGCCACCACCAGTAGCACCACCACCAATTGCACCCCACGCAGACCCATAGCCTTCAAAGCTAGAAGTTGTGGTGTTGTAGCGGATCATGCCTGAAGCAGGTGATCCATCACGTTGTGCAGTAGTACCAACAGGAAGCGTGGCAGAACCAGTAGTAGAAGTACGGGGAACCTTCTCAGTGTCAAGCTCAGCAATCGCTGCTTGAACGTTGGTAGCAGACACGTCACCAGTAGCGGTAGACGTGATGTTTGCTGCATCACCAGGGACGTAAGCAATAACCCAAGCAGAACCTGTGTACACCTTCATCACGTTGGATGTAGTGTTGTAGTACAGGTCACCACCAGTCAAAGGATCACCGTCGTTATCAACAGTTGGATCGCTTGCTTTGGCACCTAGATAGGTATCATCAAAGTTATCAAATGCAGCAAGTGCAGCAGCCGCAGAGGATGCAGCAGCAGTTGCACTGCCAGATGCTGCTTGTGCTGAAGCACTTGCATTACCTTCTGAAGTAGAAGCAGCAGCAGCTGAACCTTGAGCATTGGTTTCGCTAGTAGATGCATTACCTGCTGAAACTAAAGCAGCACTTGCTTGCGTAGTTGCAGTATTAGCTTGTGTGGTGGCGATAGAAGCTTGTGCGCCTGCGGTTGTCGCACTGGTACCTGCAGCAGTTTCAGACGCCAAAGCAGCCGCAGCACTTGCAGCAGCAGCTGAGGCATAACCACCAGCAAGACCAACAGTGCTATCTACATAGGCTTTAGTCGATGCGTCAGCGTTAGCCGTGGGTGTACCAAGGTTGACGATCTTGTTGGTCTGCATGTCCAGATCACCGGACATTGACCCTCCACTAGCATCAACACTCCGCTCTTCACGCTCTTGGGCAGAGTACACCAGTTGCAGGTTGTTGTTGTTCAGGTCCTGTGCGCGGATAGCAGAACCCGAAACAAACGTAGCTTGAGGAGAGCTAATGTCCGTATCACGGAAGATACGAATCGTCTGACCAGAGGTAGGAAATGGAGCTACCGTAAAGCGAATCTGGGTGTCGTTGTCAAAAGAGAAGTCGGTGGTTACAACATCATCAACAGACACCTTGATGTCAGTACGCTCAAGGTATGGGAAAGTAATTGAAAAAGGGCCGGCCGTACCGTTACCCGGAATAGTAGTGTCAGTTGCCATGTTTTTCTAGTTGGGTACGGTTATTCGATACCGGCGTATTGTTTAATAACGTCAATCTCTGCTTGACTAAAATCACCACGGAGCTGTCTTTGTCGCTTGTACTTTTCAGCAGCAACCAGTTCTTTATAAGACGGATCTTGCTGCATCAGTTTATTAAGAGCAGTACGCTTATACTTGCTGATCTCGCGAGTGATCATACGGATGTGTGGAGGGCTAGACTCATCATCGTTAAAGAAGGTCTCCATATCAACTGGACGACCACGATATGCTTCTTCCATTTTCTTCCACTCTGGATCTCGCATAATCTTCTCAAGCCGCTTGGTAAGTCCGCTCTTGGCCAGGATCTTGGCTAGTTGCTCACGATGCCTTGGTTCCAACTTAACACCAAAGTTGCCGGTCTTCAGCAATTCATTGGATGGATACCCAATCTGGCTTAGTTTCTGAGCAACAAAGTTATCGTTGACGTTCTGGATGCGAATGGGGCTAACAGCATTAAACAGTCCGCCACCAGCGCTGTGGAGTTTATCGCCACTGATCCAAGAGGTGACAGAAGGCAGATCATTGCCATAGCCAGGAGCTGCGGCAATCAACATACGATCCAGCTCACCACGCAGTTCCTTCATATAGGGGTCTACAGAATTAGCAAAAGCTCTACGCAGACCAGAAGCAGGAACATAGTTGTTAGCCATATTCAATGCCATACGAAAACCACTGGGGTCATTCATGTTCTTAGGAGAGAAGATTTCTCCAAGCTCAGATAGACCAGCCAAGAAACTCTTGTCGGTGTAGCCAGCTGTAATCGAGTAAACCAGCTGCTGCATAGCACGGCTAGCTCCTTCTGCTCCGCCCATTTTGCTCAGGCGTACAATGTCTGCGGTGACAGACAGGAAAGAGTTGATAGGTTCAAAGCTTGCATAAGAAACCCACACACCACCAATCTTAATCGACATAGGTGGACGGCCTTCTGCTTGCCAAGCTTTTCTTTCGTTTGCGTCTGGAGGATAGTTGCCTGTAACATCAGTAAACATAGCTACTGTCGTTAGCAAGCCCATAGTCATAAGCCCTGTTGCATAGCGGCCCTCAAGCTCAGCCATCAACATACGGTCGCCGTTTTTCTTGGCTGCTATGTAAGTCTTATCCATCTGACGGATAATTTGGTTAGCGCCAGGCAGATGTTCTAGGCCGTAGCCCAAAAGGTTACCAGGGGTACGAATAAACGGCAGGAACAAACGACCAGAGCCCAAAGGCAGTTGATCAACAAAGTTAGATAGGGCATTGACAATCGCACCAGGATCTTGCTGGAACGTAGCCCGCTCTGCATAGTTAAGAAGATCTTTGTCAAGAATACGGCCAGTACCTGGATCAATACCTTGAGAGAACTTTTTAACATACGAATCCATCAACGCATCAACGGATTCATCATCAACTGCGTGCATGATGGCTTCATACTTAGCTTTGGAGTAAAGCCTGTATCGAGCAGATAGACTCTTAAAGAAGTCATCACTTGCCATCAGAGCACGGCTAGGCCAGCTCACCCATGGGTTGTTTTGGAAACGATAGCTGTTTCTCAAAAACCCAACAGCCATTTTTTCAGACGGGGTGGTGGCAGCAAGTTCCATTTGACGCAGCATGGCTTGCGTTTCAAAATCTTGTACCGCAAACTTCGCATTAAAATTAACCGAAGTACCCGTCTTGTAAGTTTGTTTAGCAATCTTCCAAGCATCGCCAAGTCCAGAGAAAAGTGAGTTAGCCCCCGCAAGAGCTGACGCACGAACCGATTTGTCATTAGTAACAACACCACGCAGATACGCAGACAACGGCCGCTCAACGAGCGAATAAGAGTTACCAACTGCGTTACGGAAGTGAGTGATAGGACCAGACAGAATCGACTGATACATGGCCGTGGTAGCCTGTTTAGCGCCTTGAACAATGGCAGCAGTAACAAACTTAACTTGATTGGTAGGATCACCACCAGCCAACACCATCATATTAATTAGACGGTCGGCTTCTGCTTGAGCAGCAGGGTCACCACTACGCAACTTATTCTTCAGACTGACAGCCCATTCACGCACTTCTTTGATGCTTAGCTCAAAGTTGTCACGGTTAGCTGCCTCGTCGATTGGCATACCAATACGACGTTTAAAGATCTCCAGGGTAGAGCCTGTTTTGTACGCAGTAAATTTATGGAACTCCAAAAGAGATACCAAACGATCAATACTACGATCAAGCAAGTTACCAGGAGGGGCGCCGGCTTGGCGCAGTTCTGTTGCTTCTTTAGCTAACTGGTGAATCTGTTCGGCAGTATCACCAATCAAAGCTTTAGTAACAAGGATGCCACTCTTAGACAGAAGTTTGTCCGATTTTGAATCAGGATCGAGCAAACCGTTGTCTTTCATCATCTGCTTCAGCTCATCAGCTGGAGCTTCTGGTTTAAGAGCAGACCTAAAATCTTCTAGCTTGTCAGCAGCATGGCGCAAGATGTCAGCCACAGGAACTTTCAACCTGGCTGCCATGGCTTGCAAGTCCATGTCTTTGCTGTATTGACGGATAAGCTGCTCAGCTTCTGGCCGATAAGCCATGATCTTGTACTGAGCATCCGTCATCATGTGGGCACCGCCCGACTCCAACGGAGTGTATTCTTTAGGAAACGGCGCACCTGAATCAGGGTTCTCTGCTTTGAGTTGTTGCTCAACAGCAGTTTGAGGTTTTGCAGGAGTGTTGATTGCTGCAACATCTTGCTGGTCAGCACCCTTCAAATCATCAGGGTTGTAACCTCGTGACAGGTTTTCATCAATCTCAGCTTTGTGGAGACGAATATCCTCAAGGGTTGACATTGCTGCCTTGTATCGAGGATCTTCTGGTTTAACACCAGCACGCTGCAAGTTAGCCATCTTGACGACAACATCATTTTCAGCACGAGTCAGGTCGTCAAGCTGCTCTTGATAAATGTCGTCAAAGCGATCAGCTTCTTCGGCAACTGCTTTGGTGTGCTGAGCATCCACCTCTTTCATCTTCTTCTGGCTTTCTTTCAAACCAGTTTCCAATGCTTGCTCTTTTGTCGCACCGTTTTTAATAGCGCGTTGAGCTGCCTTACGGCCAAAACTTAGCCAAAGGAAACCATCAGCAATAGAGCCGATGACACCACCTTCTAGCGAGCCTTTAACCTTGGCTGTAAACGGATCGTCATCTTCCTCACTACGCAATGCCGTCAAGAACGAATCATGTAGCGGATGATCTTCAGGAATAAAGCTGTTAACCATCGCCGAGAAGTTTCCATCCTCGGGTGTGGTTGTAATAAAGTCAGCAATAGCGCCAGGAATCACACCTTCGCGCAATGCTTGCTTGATGTTTTTAGGACCACCCTTCACACCAAGACGCAGGAATCCAGGACCCCGCACCATCAGTTGACGAGTGATAACAATGATTTCAGCAAGCTTAGCTGCCATCTTGCCTACTTCTGTCTTGGGCTTCTTAGTACCAAACGAATAGGCAGCAGCTACATAGCGATCAGAAAAAGGATCTTCTGTGGGTTTGGTTTCTAAACCACGAACAGAAGTCAGTCCTTTCTTAACTACATCGCCAAGAAGGTCAGCTGTGTTGAGAGTATCTTCGACAGTGCCAACAACGGCTCCTGTGCCAACTCGAACAGCTTCAGCAGCAACAGTACTAGCAGGGTCTTGGTATAGCTGCTCTTCAAATTGTTCAGCCTGTTCACGGCCTTCCTCTCGAAGAGCTTCCCTGTTTTCAACAATTTGTTCTCGTGTGAGTTGATCACCTTGGAAGGTATCATCAACAAAATCTCGAATACCAACAGCGGCATTCTCAAGAAAGCCAGAAAGACCCTCAGCAGGGCCTGAGAGATTGTCTAAAGGGTTGACGGTGGTAGTAGCATCTTCACCCTCTTTAGGCATCTCTGTGGCGCTTTCAGCAACCTCTCCTGCTTCTTTAGCAAGGCGGAGTTCTTCAGCAGCACGATTCTTGCTTTCTTCTTCTTGTCTTTTACGATAATTTTCTTCTAGGTACTCAGGATCATAAACCGCTCTAGGCATAGTCAAAAGGCCCGCAGGCTAAATGGAATAAGGAAAAAGAGGGCCAGCGCACCAGCCCTACCTACCTCTACGAAGAGCTACAAGAGCTCGTTGTGCATCAGGTAAAAATTCTCGGTACTTTCCGCTCTTGTAAACGGACCAAGCATTAAATCCCTGTAGCTTGAAAACATAACGCATAGCCATGGCGTTAATAGTTGGATCATTAAGTTGATCATTAGAGACCAAGCCTAGGGCTGCTCTACGCTCAGGACCCATATCACCCAACATATTAATCTGCCACAACCCATAGGAATCATCACCAGTTGAAGCATCATCGTTGTGAGCTTCTGGATCGCCACTAGACTCAGCAAGAGCAATGGCTAAAAGCTTAACAGCATCTCTGTCGTTAAAGCCTTGGTTGAAAGCTAGCTGTAGAATCTCTGTATCGCCCATTGGCGTAATTGAGCCTCTGGGCGTTTCTACTTTGAATGTGCCGGCCTCCTTTGCAGCAAGTCGTTCAGAACGTTGTTGAGCTTGTGCCACTCCTGCTGCACCTGCTGCCTGTGACAACTCATCATCAGAGTTGTAGAGACGATTAGCTGCACCAGGAGCCAGCCGCATCGCTGTGCCTTCACGCTCTGCAGCTTCTTTAAGATAGGGGGTGGGATTGATGCCATAGTGTTCTGCTTGCAGTTTCAGAAAGGTAGCCATTGGCATGTGTGCTGGCTTGATTCGTGGATCACGAGCCCTGCCAGTCAGTTGCTGATTATCGCGGAACCTTTCTAAATTAGCTTTGACTTCGTTCTCTGTCAACAGAATGCTATTTTCTGGATGATCGTAACGATTGTCTAATTGATCAACACGAACATTACTATTATCGTAAACAGGCTCACCATCAGCGTTCTTACGAATCGTCATGGCCTCTTTAGTGCTTTTACGAGGCTTTCCTTTAGAATCGTAATATTCTAAAAAGACTCGTTTAGAGATTTTTTCTAACTCTTTAGACAGCTCATCCTGTGTTGGATAAACACCCTTAGTGTTTTTGTACTGTTCTCTATATTCAAACAGCTGATCTTCAACTGCTTGTTGATAAGCATAATAAGCTTCAGGGTTTTGGCTTGGTTTACCAGTAATATCAAAGGAAACCTCACCAGCCTCAGCCAATACTTGCTGAGTAGAATCCCTTACTTGCCTACCATAAGTCTTTTCATATTCTTTACGTTCTCTATCAACTGCTTGTCCACGCAGGTTTTCTTTCAAGCTATCAGGAATCTCTAACGCATCAATCATTTCAAGCGTCATGTCATCACGAGCAAGAGCTGTATTGTAAATAGCATACTCTTGAGGCAGAAGGCGCTCGGTCTTGTCTTTAGCTAAGAAGATGCGTGATTCGGCATTATCATACTTAGCAATGCGCTCAAGCAATATCTTTTCTTGTTGAGCATATTGAGATGAGTCTGTAGTCGAGGCTCTTAATTCTGTCAGCTCAGCAATCAAATCATTAACTTCACGAGCTTCTTGCTGGCGAATATACGATTGCTCTTGACGACCCTTTTGGCGGAGCCTGGCGCGTGCTGCGCGGAATTGATCCGCATTAAGCTTGCCTAGGTTACCACTCTTAGGATCGCCTTCAATTTTCGTAAGCCGTTCTAAACGCTGCAATGCAGCTTCTGCTTCTTCTGGAGGTAAAGATTCCGCAGACGAAATCATACCTTCTAGTGCCAGTTTGGCGGCTTTACCTTTACTAAGACCAGCCAGTGTTTGCAAGTCTTTAACAGCCTGCTGATAGGTATTGCCTAGTTCTTGATCTGTAATGTTCTCAGTAGTTGCAGCAACCCTAAGACCACTAAGAATGTTATATTCGTTGGTCTCACGCTCGTTAGCAATAACTTGACTAACAGTGTTGGATTTGATTTGTGACTTTGCGGCCTGGAATGTAGGGGCAAAGTTCTCAGCCAAGACAACAGGGTTGAGACGAGAGATACCCCGAGATTCAAACAGTTCTTCTGAGCCTACAGCCAGAGCTGCTTCAATCTCGTACTCGTCACCAGACTGAGCAATCTCTGCTGGTGATTTCCTTGTGCCATCTGGAAGAACAACAATAGGATCAGTCCGTGTCATGAAGGAGGTAAGGAAAGGCTGAACCTCAAGGGCTGCCTTCTTTGCCATACCAACCGCACGACCATAAGCACGCCAACCTGAAACAGCTGGGCTGCTCTTACGGATCTGCAGGCTGAGCTCTTTGTTGCCCTCTTCTTCTAGACTATTGGCAACTTCACCATCAGCTTCGGCTGCGTTAGCAAGCACCTCAGCTTCTTTCTTGTGTTCAGTATAAACAGACTCAGGAAACTGAGCACGTCCGTTCATGATTTCCGCAAGGCCAGCATTGTATTCTGCTTTGTTGCGACGCTCGGTACGGTCTTCTAAATCTTTCTGAAGGGTAGAGCTAAACTTTGCTAACGCATCTAGGTTCTGCTTACCACGCTCTTCAAACTGCGAACCAATCTGTTGCAGCTGGTTACGGTACTGTTCTTCAGACCGGTTCAGCTGTTTGCCATAGTCAGCAGCAGCACGTTCACGCTTACGGGCAGCAGAGTCTTCTTGTTTTTGAATTTGAGAGGAAGGATCATAAGCCGTAGCAGCCTTAAAGCCTCTAGGACCTTGATACCCAGTAAGTTGAATGTCTGCCATTAGTTACCGGCGGGTTTAGTTTGTGTGTTATTACCACCAGAGGTATCACCTGCTGCTGGAGCTTTGGTTGAAAGATATGCAGAACCACCTGCAAGGGCACTCTGACCCAGACCTAGAACAAGGCTCGTAGCAGACGGCCCCATAGGGCGAACTGGGTTGAGAGGATCCATAGGCCGTGCGACAATACTTTGGACAGGTTGAAACATCCTACGGCTAGCTGCCGCAGCATTAGCAGAGCGCTGATCCAATGAAATTCTTTCAGCTTCTAGTTCATACGCATCGGCTGCGTATCCAAGGTTGGTACCCAAACGTGCAAGGTCGCGGCCATAGTCACGTTCAGCATCAGACACAAGATTAGAAATACTCTGACCAGTACGGCCAGCAGCAAGGGTTGTGCCCATCTTCTTCATCTTCTTGATCCAAAGATCTTGCGCTGTCGCTGCTGCCTTCTCACGCTCACCTTGTAGCCTTAGCTGTTCGTAACGATACGCACGGTTGGCAGCATTACGATTCTGTTCTAGCTGCTCTTCATAGGCTTGCTGGCTTGCATTATACGCACGCATTTGGCCTGCATACTCTGCATCAGCATTAGCTTTCTGAATAGCGTAGTTACGGTTCTGGACTTGAATCTGATAATCACGAGCTGCCTGGGCAGACTCATGCTGGTATGCCGCTTGCTGTTGTTGCGTCTGGTATCCAGCAATAGTCTGAACACCACCAATAACAGCTGTAGCAATACCTAAAGTAATAGGTTCACACATGGTTAGTTAATTTAGCAAACTCTACATAGGTTAATTTTTGTGGCCCAACTGTCACATAGCTCAGCTTCTTAAACCCCAACATGTGGAGAAGCTTCATGTGCATATGGTTCCTTGGATCAGCGATGTTGTGAAGTACGGAATAGGAGGTTTGTTGATCGACCCACTTCTTGGCCTCCTTAAAAAATAGCTTTGGATATGGGCGGACGTGATCGGTGGTCAACATCCAGATTGCTCCACAATGGGCATCTGTTCTGGATACCCCAGCCATGCCGCAGAGCTTATCTTTAACAAGAAAAGCAATAGGATCTTCTAGTTGGTCAAAAGATTTGGGTAGGACCTGATAAGGATTGTGGCCCCACCCAAGAATTTCACGCAGATCGTCCGTCTGTAGGTGTGCAGCTAAATAGGAAGCATCCTCTAATGTAGCTGGACGGATTTCATGGATCATACTGCTCTGATACCTTTGTTGTTATAAGTGCCTTCCCAGATTAGCGTTACAAGAGCGAGAGGAAAAGGAGAGTTGCAGATAATTTTAAGATCTACATCACGGCCCTTAGCCATAACTGGAATGATGTTTTCGGCAGACCGAATCATCGGTGGTGTGTTTGCGGTACTTGAGTTGGCTTGAATCTGTGGCAGAGTCAATGTGAAAGTAGATCGTCCAGGGACATCAAGACTGATCTCATAAGGACCAGATTCATGACTATACAGACGAACACGGTGAATTGTTGGAACGTTAATCTCGTCTGCTTGCTTATCTTTCTTAACATAGAAACCAGGCAAACGTGCTTCAGAGGTAATGCGATAGCCCAAGGCATATTGCACAGCTGATTGATCACCTTCGACAGCGACATAGTACTGCTGTCCTGGTGCCCCCGCTGCATCAAACTGCATCGTGGGGAACTGTGTAAATGAGTTGTCGTTTGGATCGATGGTTACCAGACAAGGTTGAGCAGCTGCAATGTCACAACCATCTTTAAAAAAGATACGGGTTTCGTCAGATGCAGGCACATAGGTTTTGGCTGGATTGTAATCAAACAAATCCATCCGCAGGTCTACATATTGATTGTCAAAGAAGATTGCACCGCCAGGGCTTTCTGTCATCAGACCAATATGGATCAGCACAGAACCACTATCAGTCTTGAGCACACCAAAGACTTCATCCTCATGGAAATCCACCAGCTCTACTTCGCCTGGGAATGTCCACTTGAACCAAGACGCAATCAAACGCTCAGTGTCTTGGGTGTAATACCTAAACAAATACAGTTCTTCTTTTTCTTGTACGCTTCTAAAAGCAAACAAGGAAGCACTGACGCTGTTGCTGGTCTGATCGATGCCAGTAGGAATGTAAGACGGAATGAGTTTGCTTAGCTCTTTCCGCAAAGGGTTGGCCCCTTCTGAGATGGTGAGCTCGTTGACTGCGATAGAGGTGTTGTTTTCCTCCACCACAACCACAGTGTTGCCAAGGTCAACCGGCTTGACGTTAACGCTATGGCTAAAGCTAGACATCAAGTTAAGTTCAGCAGTGGTAGGCGAGAACGCTTCGGTTCGCGTCTGCAGCACATACTGAGAGTTGTCTGCAAACATCAGCAAACCATTGGTACGCTGCAACGCATGACGAAACTCAATCCGAGTGACAGAACCTGCGGACAGGTCAATAGGGTCACTGTCAATTGTAGTAATTACAGTCTGAGGATAAAACTTAAGAAACTCTGCAGCCTGAGAACAGACAACGTTTTCACTACTCATCAAGACAAGTCGGTTCTTAAAGAACGACATGCCTGTAATAGAGTTACCTACAAAAGTAGGGTCTTTGGCTGTCTCTGCATCACCAACGGTACGGCCTTCCCAGTACTGGTTTGCCCAGGTGCTACCGCTAATTGTCTGTGTACCTACGGTGTTGATGGTAAATGTATCACCCTCATTATTAGATACAACATCAGCTGCTGTATAGTCTTGACCAGCACGCACAATCTTGATGCCAGTGATCTGACGGTTGGCATTGATTGATGTTACTTGTAGGCGCAGGTTTTTACCAGTACCACCATAGACAGGAAAGCTTTGGCCAATGTGCCAACGAGCGTTTCCGTTGCTAGTCACAGAAGCCGTCAAGGGAATGCCGTTGACAGACGTGGATAGAACGTAAGAGTTCGCAGCAGATTCACTCAGCTCACGGAAGGTGTAGCTACCGTCAGCCTCACGAATGATGGCATGAGGCATAGTTGAGGCATCAACACCAAGGTTAGTGCCAGGGCCTACCGTCTCTTGCCACACACCGGCACCTTCGCCAGATCCTGTTTCGGTTTCAAATTTTAGAAAATAATCATCACCAGTAGAATCACCACTGGCAGCAATGCGAACAATCTTGCCATGCACAAACTGAGCAGGCAGATCTTCGACGCCATCAATCGTGCCTTTATATGCTTCGAGACCAGTACCGGAGACACTACCAGATGCCTTCAACGAAAAGTCCGCACCATTCGTACGCTCGATATAGATGTAGTTGGCGACCCCGATCGCGTTGTAATTTGCATTACCGTTGATTGAGGTAACCAACGCATCAACGATAGTGTTTGTGTTAAGACGACTACCACTGGAGGTTGGAGACTGGTAAACAAAAGGAACACCATCGATTGTAATCTTGTACTCGGTGTCGTACGCAATCGTTGTCAGTTCGGCCCAACCGAATGGTGTCTGTGTTGGTGATGTTGCAGTTCCGTTGGCAACTAGAATGTTTCTATTAAGAACAAAGATAAAATCGTTAATCTGTAGAACTTCTAGTTCCGTTTTAGAATCATGGGTTGCATAAGTAGTAGCACTAGACGACAACGCATTGACTGTCTGTGCAATACCACTCTGAGCATCCCAAAGCTTTACACCACCTGTTTTGCTAATCTGTAGCAAAAGTTTTTCGTCAAGTCCTTTACAAATAAAGAACCATGATCCATCAGCGTAAGGGCTGTCTAACTTGCGAACGTGTTTGGCGCCTGGTCTTTTCAGCAGACCAAAGGTTGGGTCAGGGTAGTAATTATCACACTCTCGGAATTGGCCCGGAAGCATAAGAGAATCAGGCTGTTGAGATACCCCACCAACCAGGCCAATGATTTTTTGTGAGATAGCAGCCATGATTTATCGAGAGATAGCGCGGAAAGGAGTGTAGCTAATGTATGTATTCTGACCGTTTTCTTGGCCAAAGATATTTACCTCAGAGGTAGAAGTATCGTAAGCCAAACAATTAGCTCGCAGGATAGCTTCGTCTTGAGCATTGAAGGTAACCATCTCTTGTGAGCCTAGGACTCGCCCAGCAAACACACGAGCTGCTCGTTGCGTAATGTAGTCTTGGAAAACATGGGGCATGTCTTCAAAAGCTACTTTCCATACTACATCACATTTGATTGTTGCACCAGCTGTAAATGTGTATGTATGATTAATTTTGTCGTAAAGTTTACCATTCCGTAATACGGTCTGGTACTTTTGAGAATTGGCAAACTTGTTGTCAGACAGCTGGAGTACGTTGGTAGGAACCACAATATCTCCACTTGCATCAGCGACAAAAGGGTACGCCACCTCGGTGTTGAAGTGCCAGCCTTCGCCTTGGACTTCACCTTCTACTGCTTCTAGGATATTCAAAGCAATAGCAATCTCTGGGTTAGCAACATCGAGGGCCACCACGGGGGCTTGCCCGATACCGCTAAGCATTTGGTTAACAGCTTGAAGTTGAGTTGTCATTTTATTCGGGCAAGAAAAAAGGACCACCCCGAAGGATGGCCCTATAGCGACGATAGATATTAAATGATGGAAGTGGCCATCAAACGTTGCGGAAAGCACCAGCAACGGACACGCGGACGGCACCAGCACCGTAGGCCAAGCGGCCGACGATAACATCGCCTTGGTAGATCACCTTAGTGTCTGCCCCGGTGGTTTGAACAGAAGGACCAATAGCTTCCACAACGCCAGCAGCGTCACGGTGGAAGATAAGGCCGCAGCTGTTAGTGAAGTCGGTACGAACACCATAGCTGTTGTTCTCACCAGTCACAGCAGCTGCGTCGATCAGCTCGCCAGAAGCGGAGCCGTAACGGGTCAGGAAGGGGATGTTGTTGGACTTGTAGATCTTGATACCAGCGATCTCATAGAGGCCCTCACCGGAGTTCATAGAACCCTGGCTGTTGCCCAGGTCGCGGTTCAAGATGTTCGTGTCTACTTGTGAGATCAGCGCATAGTATTGTCGGGGGGACAACACGGCGACACGTCCGTCCTGGGGTGCTGCAACCTCGTCGAGACGAGCTGCGGCTTCGAAGAAGCCATCCACCAGTGCTTGAGCGTTGTACTCGTTACCAGAACCGAGGTTCACCTCGAAGCCACCGGGCTCACCAGTCACAGCGGCGGTATCGCCAGCTGCTTGGTCAAGCACACGGAAGATACGACGGTCATAAAATTCTGCGAGGCTCTGGCCAATCTGACGCGAGATCGGGCCGCGAATATCGTACTGAGCCAGAACTTCGTCAAGGTTGTCCACAAACGCGGAGGCGACGAGCAAATCGTCCATCGCGATGGTGGTCTCTGCCACCGGAGGATCACCCGAACCCAAGATCGCAGTGCCGGCCGTATGATAGCCTGCGCTGACACGTCCTGTATGGATGAATTGTGCCTCTTTGCCATTTGTCAGGCTCCGGTTCATCACCAGACCCTTAGCAATCGTGCTGTTACGGAAGGCCTCATAGACCTCACCGGTAAACAGCTTCAAATAAAGAGCTTTAGTATCGCCAGCCTTATTAGCCTGGCCTAGTTGAGTAAGAGTTGCCATTTTAATTAATGAACTAGATATTTACAATAGGGTTCCCGGGAAAAGTATTTAGTTGTGGGTTCGCTTTCACCAAGGGTATCCACCGCAGCGGGCCAAGGTTCCAGTCATGACTGGGTTTTTAACGAGGTTATCCCATCCTCAATAGACAGGGGGACATTGCAGTCCCCACGATCTTACAGAAGATCGCCGCTTGCAGCCAGCTTTTCTTGAACATCAAGACGATAGCCTGGATCATTGCGATAGCGAGGGTCACTAATAGCACGAGCCAGTTCGGCTTGGCTACGGTAACCTTGGACACTACTGCGAATAGATTTGCCAGACACACGAGCACCCTCAAACCCAACAGCATCTTTGTAGCGCTGGGTCAAAGAATTAACAGCAAAGAAGATAGCATCTTTGTTACCACTGTTAATCACATTGTCATAAGCTGCCACTTCATCTGGACTCAGATTGTCAGCAGCCCATGCCAGGGTTTCGTTGTAAGCCTGATCTCCGCCTGCTGCGGTCATGATTGCGCTTGCATCTGCATCAGACAGGGCACCTGGCTCAGGGGCCAGGTCCTTCTGCATCTGTAGATAAGCATCAATCAGCTGCTCAGACGGCATCTCCTTTAGCTTTTGAACTGTCTCAGGTTTGAGTTGGTTCTCGTTACTAAAGTACTCATCTGACGCATCGCGGATGAACTGAACAGTATCATCCAGCGGAGTGCTTTCTTCGGAGGTTTGGGCCTCAGCTTCAGGCTGATCAGTCGTCTCAGTAGGACTGTCTTCCTTCTGGCCAAGCTTCTTCTCAAGTTCCTTGTAGGCATTTTCGAGATCTTCAGCAGATTTGAATTTACCAGCGTACCGAAGTTCTGATTCTTCAGCAGCTTTGGCGCGATCATAAGTATCTTGCTGACGAGCTTCCTCATCATTGATAACCTTTTCACCAAGCTCAATAAGACGAGCCTCTTCGGCTTGCCTAGCTTCTGTAGCCTGTGGATCGGTAGCGTCAAAAGTAATCTCTGCCATAGGTTTGTGGATCAGTGGGTGGTGAGAGAGACCATGCCAAGGCCAGGAGTAGTGACCTTTTTCTTGGCGAGGGGTTTGTTATGAACAGAAGGCTTGACGGCCTTCTTACGGGTAGAGAGTTCAGTAGGGGATGCGCTAGGCAGGGGGCTGGGCTCCACCGGACGCTTGTTCTTGGATTCCATCGACAGTATTTTGTACGGCTTCGAGAGCATCAGGGTTCTTAGATGGATCCAGCATAGGAGCCTTAGCCAACTGGCCTGCCTGTTGTACCATCGAAGCTTGCATTTGCTGTTGTTGTGCCTGCTGCATTTCCTGTTGCCGTTGCTCAGCAGTCTTGATCAGTTCAACTGGATCAATACCTTGGGCAGCAGCAAGACGCTTGATAGCCTCTTCAGGATTTACATACTTAACCAAAGCCTCAGGCCCAAGAGCTTGAGCAATGGTCTGCATGAATTGCATCAGTGATTCCCTGTCTTGGCCGCGACCGATACCTTCGATACCAGCGATGACCGTGGGGAACACAACACCTTTGGGTAGTTTAGGCAACACGCCAGAGCGTTGAAGCGTAAACAGTTTTCTTTGCAAATAGGGACGAAGCAGTTCGGTCGTCAGGTTACCGTAGATGCCACCTAATTGCTCGTTTAATTCTTGTGAAACGTAACGAATTTCTTCGGCTGTTGTACGCTCTGACTGGCGCACGGTCAACACAAGGAATGCTTCGCTCAACCTTTGATTGAGCTGAGTAATCATTTGGTAGGCGGTTGAGAAGTCTGCTTGCTTCTGGACCTGAACTGCAGACACATCATCAGGGCGGCCCTGAATGATTGCACCATTTCCCGCCTTCGCCAGAATAGAAGGCTTGACGGTTGCAGAAGGAGATACCAAAAACACCACCTTACTGGCAGCAGCAGAGCCTTCGACCATAGCTTGCATGAGTCCTTCGAGTGACTTAAGATCACCCAAGTACTCTTCGATTCTGCCTCTTCCGTAATCTTCACCATCGCAAACATTAAAGCGAAGGGGCAAAAATGGGCAGATAGATTTAGGCGATTTGCCGTAACTATCTTCAATGATTTCACCGTCTACTTCTTGACGCCAACGCCACTGACCATCCTTGAGCTTGGCCCAAGTGTAGACAGCAGCTTCATCCTCACCCACAGTCACATCAACAGCTGGCATTGATGTATTGTCATCAACACTGTTGACAGTGCGCTTGGGCTTCTGGAATTGTTCAGGAAGGAATTGACGATTAATAGATTCAACAGTAACGATCTCGGTGGGCTGACCCTCTCCATCACGGACGACCACATAACGGTCAAGAGGATACAGTTTTACACCACTCGAACCCATGTAGACCAGCACATTGCCGGTTACAATTAGATGCTTCATTGCCTGGTGTAGGACCACACGGTCCTGTGATTCAGCAATGTGTTGCATGATAACCCGCTCCATTTTGGAGAGGCTCAAGTCAATCTCTGATTTGATCGTAGCATCTAACTCAGGGTCAGAGGCGAGCTTCCCGTCATTAATCTGTAGCTTAAAAAATGTAGCCGTCACAGGGAACAAACTCAACATGAGCTTACTCGCCATGACGTTACATCCTTTGGCTCCGATTGACTGCCAGGGTGTAGGAAGCTTCTGCCCATTGGTAACGCCCGTTGTAGGCGTCAGGAGATAGGGCAGAGAGAGCTTCGCACAATCCCTAGCAGTGTCAAGAAAGATCGTTCTGTCGCTTGCTAGTCGAGCGTAGCGTGATGCGGCAGATTGATTTTCCATTATTGAGATGCTCCAGGAACATTAATACCAGTTGCCTGGCCAGTGATAGTAGGAATAGGAGCACGCGGCCGACGCATTGCTGCAGCGCCTTTGCCATCATCTTGGGGACCACGGACAGAAGCAGAACGTTTGATGGTTGCAACTTTCTGACCAGCTGACTCAGGAGGAGGCAGAGGTGCCGGGGGCGGAGCCGGCGGCGGCGGTGGTGGGGGCGGGGGAGGTGCCGGGGGTGCCGGGGGTGGAGCTTCCACCTTCGGCCTTCTAGGGGCTAAGCACATTGTTATTCGAGTTTAGATTTTAGAAACCTGACAATGTGAATACAACCAGACCGAAAGGCCAGGTCACGTTCAGAGATGTTGCTGTCAGGAAAAACATCTGGGTACATCTCATCCAACTCCTTGATTAGAGTTTTGAGATTTACCTTCCCCCCTACTACACGAGCAAGGGGAACATCAACGGAGTAAACATCATCATCCATACTGTGGTAGGTCATTATTAGAGGCTTCGAAGAACGCAGGCATACGGCTGCGCTGTGTGTCCTTTAGCCCCGGAGCCTTGCCCCGAGCATAAAGACTGTCGGACTGTTTAATCCAGAAGTCTTTGTTGAGGTATTTGTTCTCGTCCATACCAAGACTATCCATTACCCAAGCGACTGTGGCTCGGCGCAAACGATTGAGGCTTGATGTGGACTTGAGGCCCAGCTCGGAACATACCATCGTATGGATCGCAACGTGGCACTGTTCGTCTCTTGACACGTCGGCTGCCGTCGAGCGGAGGCCGATGTCTCCGTTGAATCGGAAGAAGGGGAGGATGACGAAGAAGACACTGCGTTCGAGAATAGCGGCTTTAAGAATAGGATGCTCAGGCGCATCGAGCCATGCTCTCAAAATATGTTTGGCTTCGTCTTCATATTTTTCTTCCGCACCATGCGCCTTAATGACATAATTAAGGGCAAGGTCATGGTTCTCTTCATCCTTTTGATTGGACAAAAGAGCTTCGCGCAACCCTGGAGTGTTTGGCAGTTCGCGGTCTAATCCTTGTTGGAGAAACTCGCGTACGGGAAGTTCGAGGTGGCGGAGTCCGAGTGCTCTTTTCAGAGCATCTTCAGACCCCTCAACTACCTCCCCCTTCTGAACTGCTAAAGGCGTCCACTTGCGCTTCCGACTAATAACTTGATCGTAGGGTGATAGCTGTGTCATTCTCCGCAGGGAATACAAATGTTGTCTTCTTTTAGGTTAGGGGTGGAACTGCTATCTGGATCAAGCTCTTCCTCGAACTTAAACATTTCGTGGAAGTCATCATCCAATGCGGCAAAGGCATCATCCTTTGCTTGGGTATCAGGTTGCACCTGCAGACTGTAGTAGAGACTGGTCTGTGGCGACCTCAACCATTCTTGTAGGAAACGCTCGTCATAGGTACACACATCACTCCAAGAGTTGAAGGAGTACCCGTGGAAAAGGTTTGTCTTAGTCAGCATCGTTACGATGCCATCGGCAACTCGCTTGTATGCTTTCCAACCTACCTCTGATGCAATCTCACAGTCGGGTGGATAGTCGAAGCTTTGAGTACCGAACGTGCCGGAGTCACGGTCAACCTGCCGAGAGATAGGAGGTGCAATCTCAGGGGTGGTGGTGAAGCCACGCAGGTCAACGTTCTGATAGCTGCAGCTGGCTGTCGGTGCAATGGCAAAGGCACGATCCATGTCCATTGCGCGAGCTTCGATAGCTGCAAGCTCAATGCCTAGCCCAATGTTAGAAGCAAGGCGATAAGCCACAGACTCATTAGGTTGGTTGTTGTTGTAAGCATCAAGTGCTTCACCAAACTCAGCGTATGTGACTTTGTTTTGTGCCAGGAAATTTGCTAGGCCAAGCATTCCAAGGCCAACCTGACGGTCAATGGTGGGGCTCAAGTATTCACCACTCTTGTCAACACCAGTGCGACCATGAAGTTCACACAGACTCCGCATCCCATCACGGAAAGCAATGGATACTTCTTCTGGCTTACAAGCCGCAAGGTTGATGTGCTGCAAGAGGCAGGTGCCACGGCTCTTGAGATACACCTCAAGGCAAACATTGCTACGGATGCGCTCACCGTTCTGGTCATACTTGATCTTCGATAGCCAGAGATCACCCTTCTTGATGGCGTCAAGAGTGGCACGGATCAGTTCGGGGTGGGCTTCTTCAAGGAAGTTAGGGTCTACGTTGAGACACTTCTTCATCCAAGGCAGCTGATCACGGGTAGCTGTGACAAACTCAAGAGCGTCCTTGTGCCAGTAATCGAGGTGAGCCACTGTCGCGCCGTTCTTGTACACTCCACCGCGCCTTAAGGTCTGGTTAAGAGCTGAGTAGAGGTAGGCGAAAGAGACAGGACCGCTTGCCGTAAGACCCTTTCCGTTCTCAGCGCCACGGGGACGGAGATCAGAAAGATGAATAGCAACACCAGCTCCGTGGCGTAGCGCGAAAGAGGCAAAGCGCCAAGAGGCTTCGATGCCTTCGGGTCCCTCCATGCTGTCCGACACGTTAAAGATCGTGCAGCTGACTGGCAAACGGGACTCCGGGTTGTCAATCCAATTTTGAACACGGCCGGTACGAACAATTTTTTCAGGTTTCATCTGCAACAAGGTCAGTGAGAACAGGTGGTTGATAGTTCTTCCCCTTCAGTATCTTACCATCGTCACGGCGTAGGGGCTTGCCATCAACGAGTTTGCTCATATTTGATTCATAAACACGGCGCATGGCTGTGTCCAAATCCCAACCGCGAGCAGCGGCATATTGAAAACAGACGAACACCAAGTCAGCCAGCTCTTTCAGCTGGTGTTCCTTGTTCTCTAAACGAGAGATGTTGTTGTCTGAAAACTCAAGATCAAATGCTTCATCAAATTCGTTGAGCTCTTCAACGATTAGACGATGCTGCATTTCATGGACGCATTCGTCCTGGGTGTTGACCAGTTGACCCATAGCCACTCGAAATTCGATGGCCTGTTGCATTAGCGATGTCATTGTTGGTGCAGTTGCTGGAGCTTGCGGTTGACATAAGCATGGACCTTTAGCCAATCATCGAGTTCAGATTCCCCCGACTTGTGGCCAGCACGACAAATGTATTTTACACAGTTGCCTGCCAAATAGTCAAGCTCTTGATCGACAATGAAATCCCAGATCTCAATCGTCCCCCTCTTGTAGTGGGCCGGATTGCTTTTGGAAGTTTCCTTTGAAGAGCTCTCGGTAGGCTGGGTTTCTTCTGATGGCGAAGAGTTCTGCTTCCCGTAGAACACGTCCCAGGGGTCCTGGCTTTCTTGATAGTAGGTCAAAGTAGATTCGTAATCGAAAAAGGATTCTATGTCTTCGTAGTTCAACTTGGACAAGAAGTTCCTGGAGGGCGACTTGAGCATAGAAGAACACACGAGGATCTACAACGTAGATAAAGAAGGCAATACCTATGCAGCTCCAAACTCCTATGGCGGTGTAGTTGGCCATTGTTTTATCAGGTTAGAAAGATTATTAGACAGAATAAAATTCTGCTTTTGCAACTGCATGTATAGATCAAGCAGATCTTGCTTGTCTATTTGTGTTGCGAGATCTTCTATCCTTCGGAGTTTGAACTGTTGCTCCAGGGTCAGCTCGACAACTGGGGGTGGAGGGAAGGGTTCCATAGGATAGGTTCTTTGGTTGTTGAGTTGTACTCGCCTGGTCGCAGAATCCTTGCCAGCCTTGCGTTACGCAAAGCATCATCGATAGTCAACCCCGCCTTTTCATAAGACGTTACGATTGCTTCCCACGGATCTTCTGCCTTAGCCAAGATTTTTTCTGCGCCCTTGCTACCAACGCCAGGTACGCCTTTGTATCCATCGACTGGATCACCGGTAAGGCATTGAGTCCAGAACCAGTAATCAGCCTCTTCAGTAGTGACCTGTAATAATTCGTTGCCATTGAATAAGTTGCAAGATATTTGCTTCAGGTCTTTGTCAGGAGATACAAGGATAAAATCGCTAGGATCACAATGGCATTCCAGACCCAATGCGTCATCAGCTTCGAGGTTTTCATAACGAATAGTTTTGTAATTGGCATTGCACCATTCCAAAAGCCGCTTGTAACCTACTGGTTTTCGCTTGGTGCGCTTGCCTTTGTATTCAGGGTCGATGGTCTTTCTGAAGTTCTTACTGCTAGAGAAGAACAACAGCACACGTTCTGTGTTAAATCTTTTCTTGAGACAATCAATGTCATAGTTAAATGATCTGATCACCTCTTTGAAATTAGAAGCGATGGTTACAAGATCATCGCCCCAATCTAGTTCTGTCTCGTTTACCTGGCAACTACGGTAAGCATAGAAGTCTGCGTCAATCCGCAGCTCCGGCTCAGTGACAGTCGGCCCAGGTCGCACCGTCTTTTGCTTCCGCTGCGAGCGGGACTTTGAGCCCGAGTTGCTCGCCCGCTTGGACGATTGACCATTCGAGTTGGAACTTGGCATCATTCAGAATGTGTGGTGCTACGGATAGCTGGATTTCGTCGTGGATCCATCCAAGCCATTGGAAGTCGTCGCCCCATTTATACCCCAGTTCAATGAACTGTGCAAAGGCGATGTTGTTCCACAGCTTACAGCAGATGGCTCCAGCACTTTGGAGTAAGTAGTTGGTAGCTGCGTGTCGCTTTCCTTGTAAACGTATTGGTCTGCCATCGAGAGCGACCAACACGTCAGAATCAGCCCGACGGTTGATATGCGCGAGAAGTGGTTCCAACCCAGGAATAGCCGCCAAAAATTTTTCCCGGATTTCTTTGCCGAGTTTTCTGGCATGGACATCATCTAAGGTGTTGTCAAGGGACAGGGCTAACTTTTTATCGGAAGCCCCGTAGATAAACCCATAAGTAAGGGTCTTCACTTCTTTCCTTGTACAACCCACACGGTCTGCATTCTGTTGATGGATGTCTCCGTTGATTACAACGTCAGCGAAAGCACCATTATCGAAATAAGACAAATAATGCCCAAGCATCCTAAGCTCCAAGCCGGAAGCATCTGCACCCAACTGGATCCGATCATGACCAGGATTAAATAGTTCGCGGCAACGAGGATCCGAACTCGTCTGGCCCAGATTTGGTCGGCTGTGCGCGTTTCTCCCTGTGTTCGTAGCCAGTTGGCAGGTGTGGTGAATCCTTCCCTCCTTGGTGACCATCTTGAGCCAGGCGTTTGTGCCGTCGCTGAGTTGTCCAAGGGCTTTCTGAAGTTCCAGAATCCGTGCGAAGGTTCTAGCTTCTTCAGTGTCGATGGCTTTAAGTACTCCTTCATCGATCTTCGGGTTCCCGGTATCTGTGAACTGTTCTGGTTTCCAACCACGCCAGGTAGCAAAAGCAAAAGCAATGTGCTGCCTGCTGGTGGGGTTGAACTCCTTCAGCTTAGTAAATTCAGCACCCTCAATGTAGCCCTTTGTCTTGTTGTTGCGCTTGGGGGTCATACTCCCACCGTCCACATACGGGAACGTCTCTCGCATGTGGTCAGCAAGTTGATCCATCTCTGTTCGGAGAGTGGATTCAAGCTTCTGTGCTTTCTCAACATTAAAGGGCCAGCCAGACCACTCTTGTAGAGACATGATTTTTGCAGTCTCATGCTCGATGTGGATGGCGCAGTCGTACAGGCGGATCTCCTTGTAGAAGGTCTGCAGCAGCGACTCACAAACATGCACGTCCTGTTCGCAATAGTCTTCCATCTCAACGGACCACTCAGACCAATCGGTTGACTTACCGAACTGTCCCTTGTAGTTGCCGAGACGATAGCCCCATGCTTCTAGACTGTGCCTGCCATACAGTTGACCAGCCATGCCAGGTGGCCGCTTCCTGATGTCCTCTGAGAGGATATTGGTGCGGAACATCCGTGACAGGATGAGGGTGTCAAATGTCTTTCCTGAGTACTCAAAGAAAGGAAACAAGTGCTTGATCACTGGGAGGTCAAACCCCAGGATGTTGTGGCCAACCAACACATCAGCCTCAGCCAATAGGTTGATGCCTGTGGTGATTGATTCTGTGTTACCAACGTCGTTGTACCTGTTCACCTGGCCGGTTTCGAGGTCCTTGGTAACAATGCAGTGGATACAGCTCAAGCCTTTACGCGGAAGGCCGTCTGTTTCAATGTCGAACAGTAGCTTCATAGTGACCAGTTGCCAGGTTCTTCACGATCAAGCTTGGCTTGCGTAACGAAGTCAGGCTTGCCACATTCTGTGCAGAAGTATCCATCAGGATCCATCTCAGAATAAAAGAATGTGGTGGATCCACAGGAACAAAAGCCTCTCTGTTCATCTATGTCAAAAGGGAAGTCCTCGGTCATCGGTGTCATCAGCGGGTGTGTTGAACTCTGCTGTCAAATCTTCGACCATTCTACCTGTGTTTTCTTGGTATGACACCACCGTAGCCTTGCCACATTTGCCATTGAAACGATTTTTTAAGCATCGAACAACGGTTGCAGTTTGACCAGAGGATACGGAGCGTTCGAGCGAAAGTACAAGGTCACTGAGTTGCACAATGCTGTGACTTCCCCTGAGTTGTCCCAGGCTTACAGCAAGGCCATCCTCGTGTCCTTTGTCGCCCTGTGGCCTACGCAGGTGGCTGATAAGAATCATGCCAACACTGGTCTCTTCCACAAAACTCCGTAGCTTTGTCATGGTGACATCGATAAGCTTGCGCTCATCATGACTGTCATTGCCTGACATCAAGATAGAAAGGTGATCAAGGATTATCCATCGAACCCCTTTCGCCTGTACTGCGAACCGACAATCGCTGAGGATTGCATCTGGATCAACCGATCCAAAACCGTCACGAAGAAATACCTGGCCCGTACCAATGGATTGATCGAACGCTTGCTTGAAATCTTCGTCAGGTAGTTCATTGTTCAGATGAAGTGGGCGGTTGGCCTTAATCGACATCAGCCGGAGGGCTGTGCGTTGTAGACCTTCCTCCATGGCAATGTAGAGAACCTTGAACCCTTGGTCAACCAGACTCTGAGCAACTTCACCACATACGGTGCTTTTGCCCACGCCTGAGCCTGCGGTGAGGGTCACCAGCTCAGACAGCCTCAGACCACCAACCATGTTGTTCAGCCCAACGTAGGGCCAGTCAGCGTCTTTGCCGTGGAGAGGCTTACGAACCAGATCAAACAGGTCGCTCGCATCAACAACGGTCTTTGGCGAGTATGGCTTCTTTTGCCAGAATGCCTGGCGGATGGCTTCTGCATCCTTGGCCACTATGGCCTCGTTGGCATCCTTGTACTCAGACAGCCGGGCAATGAATACCTTGGCGTGGTTGAACAGCTGAGCACATTCCTGTGCTGCAAGCTGGCCAGCATCGTCTGAGTCGAACAGCAGAACAATTTCGTCGTATCTATCAACGAACTTGTATTGGTGCTGGAGGCTACGCTTGGCCGACTTTGCTCCGTTGTCAAGGCTGACGACGGGCCAGTTGGGCCGAGCTTGCCAGACACTCATGGCGTCTAGCTCACCTTCAGTAATTACAAGGGTCTTGTTGTTACCCTTGGCGCCACCAAACAGCTGTTGTCCAAACAGTTGGTGGTCTTCATTCTTGCCGGACCAGGAAAACTCCTTGTCAACATTGCGAGCCTTGAAGGCTACAAGCTGGCCCCCACTGTTGTAGTAGGGAAAGCGCAGAGTTTTGGTGTAAGCATCATAGCGGACATTGAACTTTTTACAAGTGTCCTCTAGGATTGCTCTTCCTTTGAGGGGTATGATGTCCCCGGTGAAGTCCATGGTGCGTTGCGGCTTGTGAAAAGAAACTGAACCATCGCCATGCTCATAATGGCCACAAGAGAAGCAGTGAGCATGATTGTCGCTATAGCGAGCAAGGGCATCACTACTTCCACAGGCAGAGCATGGCTCATGGCGTACAAACTCACTGTCGGAGTCAATCATCGGCGACCCTGGCCACGGTAGGCTTTACCGTTTTTCTTGGGTCGCTTGCTCTTTTTCTTTTTACCAATGAACACCTTACCAGCAAGTGATTTGGTGATTTTCATTCGAGCCAGTCAGAGGGAATGTTACGCTCATGGCACCAAGGGAAACCGTTTTTAGTTGCCCACATGCCATAAGTCGTTTTAGATTGTTTAGTCAATGTGTTATGTGGAGACTGAAAGACTAAACGGATGTCCAGATCTGGATGCTGCTTTTTGACGGCAAGCATTTTTCTTCTGTCTTCCGGTTTGAAATAGCCCTTAGCCTCCAGAATAACTCCATTGGGTAGTATGAAGTCTGGTTTGTAAACGGCTTCGATCTTGTAATCAAGTTTGAGGGATTCATATTCAAAGGCGAATCCATTCAGGTCTAACCACTTAGCTAACCGTTCCTCCAGACGAGAACGGTAGCCGGCCATTAGAACGGAATGTCGTCGTCAGAGTCTTGAGTTTCGTTGGGAACATAAGCAGGAGATGAGGCTTTGAAACCATCAACCTTGCCAAAGATCTTGGCAACGTCTTCGGTGTCCAGATCTCCAGAGTCAGAGCCACCGGGGCCAACAAGCTTGATGACTTGGGCACCTTTGACTTTGAGGCTCAGTCCAACTTTGGAAGCCATGGTGTATGGCTTCAGATCGATGATCAGGCGGACCTTAGTACCTTTCCAGATAGGGGTCTCCAGATCAACGGGTTGTCCCTCGGTGTCAATCCAGGGGAACATCGGCTTACCCTGCTCACCGCCATAGCTGTATTTGATGAAGCCAGACTCATCCCATTTGGGAAGTTCTTTGGTGAATCGTTTGCCTGCCATTTGGTTCTCACCCCATGACATAGCATTCTCATACGTCTCATCAAACTTGCCAAGCGTTTCCTTGTCAACAGAAAAGGAGAAGCAGCAGTTGTTGTATTTGCCAGATGGTTTGAGGGCATTTACATAGCCCTCCAGTGTGGTGTCAACGATGAAGCGGGATTCAGACATCGTAAAGCAGCTCGGTGTAGTCAGCAATGAGCGTTCGACGCTCGTGTTCAACAAGGCAATCATAGACCTCCCAGACAGAATTGTCAAGCTGTGGATCATAGAGCCTTTCGGCTAGGTCCCACAAACGGGAGTCTAGATAATCATCCTTCTTCGTCATCGGAGGTGTCCGCAAGTGTGCTGAAAGCCTCGTCGTACGCCTCCAGACACTCCACGACATTGCCACCGTTTAGGGCAGCAACCATGAAGGCACAGTTAGACAGCTCTTCTACCATGTAGGTGAAGAAGTCCAGATCTGTGTCAAAGCGTTCGACCTCTGCTTCGTATTCTTCGTAGATGTTTTCAATGACACTCTGCTGCATACCGAAGTACTCAGCGTAGCGTTCAAGGTTGGCAGTCAAGCCATGGTAACTGGTGGTGGTCATCAGCAGAAAAAATAGGAACTTGCTTGAACATCGTTGATGTCCAGTGTGTTCTTCATGATGGACTCGTCAAAGTCAACGCCAACTTCTTTGGCCCAGTTTTCGAGCACAGGTTCGGAGTAGATCTTGACGAACTCATCACGAATCTTCTTACCCATTTCATCCATATCGCATGACCGACCCAAGACACAATCATGAATCACTGTAAAGGGTTTTTCCCAATCAGCAAACGTGTTGTGAATCAGGGCAGCATCGATCGAATGTACCAGATTGGGACTGGCTGCTGTCTTTGACTTTTGTAGATCAACCTGACGCTCTTCATAGGGTTTGAGTAACTCTGTTCTGAGTCGTTGACCCAAGAGTTTGGTGTTGACCATTTCACAGTCGTTCTTGCGGTACTCCTGTACAACAGGAAAACCAGAAGGGGTAGTCCAAGTAATAAATTGTTTGCCTTGTTTGATGGCTTCTCCTGCTGCCTTCTGAATAAAATCCATAGACGCACAAGGACCAGCAAACACCTCTCTCACTGCATAGCGATAGATGGCTTTGACAATTGCTTGGAGTTCCCCCTTCTCAAGTTCGACACCCTTTAGTTCTTGACGAATGTAATCTCGTGCGGAGTTCTCCGTCACCCCATATGGCGTGGTCATCACCGTTCTCTTGCAAGTTTTCCTTGTAATCAATTGGTGAAGATGTCCAGGAAGAATCTCCTTCGCCTTGTCGGCAACAATGGCATACCCGTCAGACGGTTTCGTTGTGGGGACAACGTTGACCATTGCTGCTGCTGTCTTGTCCAGTGCAATCGCACTAAGATGCTGTAGACCAGAACAAGTAGCATCAACTGAGATAGGATGGGATGAGTGAGACTTGCTCTTAACAATGACACATTCATAGAACTCGATGGCTGAAGAAATAAAAGACCAAGGCTCTTCGGCTA